CACCCATTACAAAAAGCATTAGAAGGTGAAATTAAGTGAAATGCCAATTTTAGTAGATTACAACCAAATATTCATTGCAAATATAATGCAGTCTCCAGGGGTTCATGTGACGGGAACGGTTGAGGAAAAATTGATTCGTCATAGTGTCTTGAATACACTTAGGTCATATAGGGTCAAGTTTACCGATAAATTCGATGAACTTATCATATGTTGTGATGATCGGAAGAATTGGAGAAGGGATGTATTCAAGGAATATAAAGCCAATAGACGGAAATCCCGTGATCAATCACATCTTGATTGGAATGCCATTTACTATGTCTTGGATAAGATACGAGATGAGATACGAGATAACCTACCATATAGTGTGGTAAAGGTAGAGTATGCAGAGGCAGATGATGTAATTGCAGTACTAACTGAACATTATTCTTTCAATAATGTACCTGTGTTGATAATATCAGGTGATAAGGATTTTTCCCAATTACACAAACATGAGGAAGTGAGACAATATAGTCCAATCCGAAAGGAGTTTATAGAGGTAGATGACCCACTGAAGTATAAAAGAGAACACATAATGAAAGGAGATAGGGGTGATGGGATACCAAATTTCATGTCACCCGATAACACATTTACTGATGGTATCAGACAAAAACCTTTGAACAAAAAGAAGATGGCTTCATGGGTAGAGTTAGAACCTGAAATATTTTGTGATTATGAACAATTACGAAATTACAAGAGAAATCAATCCCTAGTGGATTTTGATTATATTCCTGATAACATCAAGGATAATGTCTTGGTGGAATATCAGTCGAATGGTGATACGGGTAGGTCTAAGATATTCAACTACTTTGTAGAGAATCGACTGAAGGAACTTATGGAACGAATACATGATTTTTAGGAGAAAATAATGGAAAGATCTTTACATGAAATATTTACAGACGTACACGAAGAAACGTCTTTTGCAAAGAAAGCTGAAATCTTAAAAGAAAATGACACACCTGGACTTAGACATCTATTGCGTGCAACCTATGATGATGGGATACGTTGGTTAGTACCCAATACAACACCACCTTTTGAACCAAATGATGCACCTGACTGGGATCTTTCAGGAATAACGTTGGTTAAGGAAATGGAAAAAGTAGGTCGATTTGTACAAGTCAAGAAGGATGGTGAATGGACGACTACTGATCAAGGTCGAGGAATGACCAAACCACAAGTGGAACAGTTATTCATCACCTTATTGGAAACACTACATCCAAGTGAATCGGACTTGGTTCTACAATCGGTGAAGGGTAAGTTAGAATACAATGGTTTGACTAAATCATGTGTTGAAAAGGCATTTCCGGGGTTATTACCATGACACTAGAGGAATTCTATATGACGTATTATTGGGTTAGTATTTGTTGGGATGGTGACGCTTGTACCTAGATTATTTCGATAGATTCAAGGATATGAAACCATATTTCCGTATTGAGGAATATGAGTGGTCACATATATTAGAAACTTTTGATAAGGATGACGTAAAGGAAACCCTTGCAGAGGTATTGATGTCATATCCTATACCCTATCCGACAATAACAGAGAATACACTATACAAAGAATACATGAAACTAAAGGGTATCAAGTATCCCGATCTATTGGTCGAGGATACTTGGTATACCAAAATGGATACATATACCTACGATTTAACCTATGGTGATAAACAGATTTATTTCCGTAGGAACAACGTAGGTAATGCATCTTCTAACTATTTTCAAGTGAAGAACAGATGGTCAGTCAGTGGTACGGTATCTCCAGGACCCGAAAGGACTTGGAACAGTAAGGAGTTCATGACTACCCTTATGGGTGCAATGTACTCTATGAAGTTTACTTATATGGATGATAAGATTCTCCGTACCATGATAGGTATACGAAAGTACATCTGTTCTCAATTCAAACCAAATGTTGCAAAGTGTATATACGATTATTTTAAATCGGAAAATGTACTCGACTTTTCAATGGGCTGGGGTGATAGACTTGCAGGATTTTATGCAAGTCATACAGGACGTGAGTATGTGGGTATAGATCCCAGGACAATCAATCATGAAATTTATAAGCTGCAAAAAGATTATTACGAAACAAATACAGGATTTTTCGAGGACGGGAAAACGTCCCGATTCATCTGCGATGCAGCAGAAGATGTCAATTTGACACAATATAGTAAGTACTTTGATACTATATTTACGAGTCCACCGTATTTCGATGTAGAGAGATACAGTGAAGAAAGTACCCAATCATGGGTAAGACACAAGAATTTAAAGGATTGGAATGAGAAATTCCTACACGTTGCATTAGAGAATGTGTGGAATACACTCAAACCAAATGGACATTTGTTGGTCAATATATCCGATATATATCAGCGTGCAACAGGCAAGGATATACCATTGGGGATATGTGATCCGATGAATGATTTCCTATCTAAATTCTCAGACAGTGAGTACAAGGGTTGCATAGGTATGGAACTCGCAAAACGTCCAAACTGTAGGGGAATACAGACGGGAACTGAACATGGTCAAGAACGTCTAGATGAGGTGTTCTGTGAACCAATATGGATATGGAGAAAAATTGATGGGATATGATGTTAGTTTTGAATATAATGCAAAGGTATTGAAAGTCGTAGATGGGGATACGGTAGATGCACTCGTAGACTTGGGATTCTCGGTACATAGGAAGATTAGAGTTCGACTGTACGGGATAAACACTCCCGAAAGTAGAACAAGGGATCTTGAAGAAAAGAAAAAAGGTTTGGCTGCAAAGGCTAGATTGATTGAAATTCTTGATGAACATGATTACGAGATAATTATACGATCACATGGGGTAGGTAAATATGGTAGATGTCTAGGAGAACTATTCTATATCAGAGTAGAACTCAGTGAAGATGATGGTGAAGAAATTCGTGAGGAACTCAAAACGAGTATAAATAATCAACTAGTAGTAGAAGGACATGGAGTGAGATATTATGGCGGCAAAAGATAGTAAACTGAGACAGAAAATAGAGGAATTCTATAGGTTGTGTGATAGGTTTGAATTAGTCTATCCCGACATAGAAGAGAGTAAGGGTGACATGGAGTTCACATCACCAAGTGTGGTGAGACTTACAGAGGATGCAGACATCCCACACCTTTTCGGACATTACCTATGTGATTATCATACCATAGAACCCGATGTGGTTGCAGATGTTATTTCGACTATGGTCAACGAATCCAATACAAAACCCCTCAAGATGGATCCTGTACAAGAAGCTTTCCAGAGGAATCTAGGATTGTATCGATGATGATACCCTTGATTCTGTGTACACTACTAGGTTTCCTGATGGGTTCTTTGGTCGGGTTCCTGGTAGTGTGGACAAGAAAAAATCAAAATAAATCAAAATAAATCATGACCCCCGACACCGCTTGTCGGGGGTATATGGTATAATAGCGGTATTACAAACAATTGATAAGGAGTTGCATGATGGACAATAACATAGAAATTACAGAAAAGTGCCTCGATGAACTATTTGTAGAGGTGATCTTAGACAATATGGATGATGATCGTGATGAATTATTTTTTGATTTTGATGATGAGGAATTCAATGAAACGAAGTAGAGCAGAAATTAGAAGACAAGAACTATTGAAATCGTACCGTAAGGGAAATCCCAACAGATTACTACTACGAAAAAAAAGAAGAAAAAGTGAAATTAGACTAAACCTTTTGGGTTTTCATACGTCTAATATAGTGTAAGAGTTAAGTTAGGAGAAGTAAATAATGAAATTAGGTGAATTAGTCAAGAAATTACAGGATTTGGAAAGTCGTCATGGTTCCGATACTAATATCGAATTCAACATCGACGCAGGTGATTGGTCGAGTGATGAAGATGCAGTTGCACACGAAATAGACCAAGTACACGATTGGGAAGATATCAAAAATCAAAAATGGGTCAACATCTACTTGAGGTAAATATGGAACATTTAAAAGATCACGCAGATTACAAGTACAACAAACCAAGAAAAATCAATACCAAGTATTCGGTGATTGGTAAGACCAAAGTACCATCTATCGATGATTCAGTTACGGTTCGTTCTTGGATTGTTCGTTCAATTTCATTGAACAATCGTTGGGGAAACCTATACCGAATACACCATGCAGACGAGAAAAAACGACATTTTAATGAAAATAATTGAAAAAAAGTTTCGTAGTCCGACACCGCTTGTCGGGGGTATATGGTATAATAGCGGTATAAACAATTGAGAGAGGTTAATTAAATAATGATAAGATTGAAAAAAACTACTAAAACAGAAAACACCATCACTACGACATCTACTGTTGCAAAACTTCTTGCAACCGAAGATATTTCAGTCGAACAGAGACAGCTACCGACTGCATATTTTGATATCAAGAATCGTGTTCTTGGACTACCCCTTTGGGCATCCGATGACAAAGATGTACATGACTTACTCGTAGGACACGAAGTCGGTCATGCACTCTATACTCCTGTCGATTTTGCAAAGGTTGTTGATGCAGTCGATACGGATAATGAAAAGGCTGTACTTTCCTACCACAACGTCATCGAGGACATTCGTATTGAGAAGAAGATCAAATCCAAATTTCCAGGATTGAAACGTAACTTCTACAATGGTTATCAATCACTCGTCGAATCTGATTTCTTTGGTATAGAGAATAAGGACATACGAAAGTACGGTATCATCGATAGAATCAACATCCACTATAAAGGTGGGGGATTCACCCATGTACCGTTCAATGACAGAGAAACACCTTTTCTCAATCTGATTGACAGTTCCCTTGAAACTTGGGATGATACGGTCAAGATTGTAAAGGCACTCTACGAGTACTCACAAAACTGTGAAGTAGAAACTCTCAAAGATTACGATTTTGATGTTGCTACGAGTGGTGAATCTGATGAAGATGATCACAGAGGTAATTCACAAGCTGATGGTTCTGAGATAACCGATGAGAATTTTGACAAGTACGAATTTTCTGATAGTCGTGGCAACTCCAAAAATAACTCGGATTCCGAGCAAACTACCGATGAAAAACCACAAGATGGTGATCAAGATACGAGTGATGGTCAAGGTGGAAAACCTACTGCATCCAAGACCCAAGAACATTTCGATAAAGAACTTGAAAAACTTGGTAATGACCCATATAACTACAATGATCCACCACAATACGTCACTATTCCAAGTGTCAATTCAGAAAAACACATAGTGGATTACAAGAAAGTTCAAAATTATTTGAGTACAGAATTTGCATATCTATTCAGTGAGGAACGATACGGAACTCTCAAACCTTCAATAGATAGTGACTACAAAAAGTTCAAGATTTCTACTAATAAGACCGTCAACTACTTGGTCAAGGAATTTGAGATGAAAAAGAATGCACAACTTCATGTTCGTGCAAAAACTTCCAAGACGGGAGTTCTTGATACTAACCGCTTACATTCCTACCAAATCAATGATGATATTTTCAAGAGAGTGACCAATCTCCCAGAAGGGAAAAATCATGGTCTACTATTCTTCTTTGATCTGAGTGGTTCGATGCAGAATCATATTGCACCCACAATACGTCAAATCATCAACTTGGTTATGTTCTGTAATAAAGTTGGTATTCCATTTGAGGTGTACGGATTTACAGATACAGTCGAGGGTTTCAGACGACATTCTATCGATGATCAACATTCCGATATCAACTATAACAATAAAGATCTCATCATTGCAAAATTTTCACTGAGAAACTATGCATCGAGTAAGATGAGAGGTAAGGAGCTGAGTACTGCACTACACCAACTCTATACATTGTCTTGGTTATGGGATCGTCATAGTTCACTTGTCCCCCGTGATGAGAGACTTGGTAGTACACCGCTGAATGATACAATCATTACTGCACATGATATCATTCCTAAGTTCCGTAAACAATACGGACTCGAAAAAGTCCATGTACTATTCCTTACTGATGGTGAGAGTAATGCACTTGACTATACTAGGGATACGACATCCAATAGTGGTTACAATCATGTCAACTCACTATCCAAAAAGGTCATTACTGACCCAATTACCAAGATTCAGTATCCGTACTATTCAAGGACTGAATCAACATCTTGTCTACTACAATCCTTACAAGACCGACACGCTATCAAGACTATCGGATTTTTCATCTGTAGTTCTAACTTGATCAACCGTCATCTTAAATATAGTGAGGAAGTAACGGGTGAACTCGAATACGGTGAGGTTGCAAAATTCGTCAAGAAAGTCAAAAAGGATAAATTCGGTATCCTCAATAAGTACGGATATTCTGATTACTACATCATAGTTGGTGGTAGAGATCTTGATACAGAATCCGATGAATTTGAAGTTGAGGAAGATGTGAGTAAGGGTAGACTTACAACTGCATTCAAGAAACATACCAAATCCAAAACGATGAATCGTGTACTACTCACTCGTTTCATCGATACCATATCATAAAAGGAGAGCGATGTGAAAGAACTAACGTGTAATATCAAGTTAACAATCAAAGTTCTTGCAGAACACGATTATCCCATAGACTCCATAGGGGATCAACTATCCCATATGTTTAAGAATCCATATAAGATGCATTGGGATGGATTCGATGTGATAGACTTAGTAGCTGGAATTAACTTTGAGAAAGAACCATCATTACTAGATGATGATATAATGGAGGTATAGGAGAGATATGGGATTTGCAATGTGGTTAGTAGGTAGTATAGTAGTATTGTTATGGATGATTTATAATTTTATGAATGAGGTGTGAAGTGAAAAATTGGAAGGTATATGTAGTGATATTGGTGATGTTTTTTAGTTGTAGTGGATGTATGTTGATGAGTCTGTATAGTATGGGGATGATAGGATAAATGAAAGTATATATGATGATGTTTGTGTTGATGTTTTGTGTGGGTTGTATGAGTAGTATTACTAAGATAGACATGGAGAAAACTTTGAAACGTGATATCCATCAGAAAATCTTTGATGAGATGGATGAAA